GCACTAGGTGCTTTAGCCCAATTGGCATTGTTTGCATGGAAATATGCTGTGCTAGTTCCTAAATTAATCACATTAGAAGTGTTTGTCCACGGAACAGTTGTGCCAGAACCTGTATAAAAGGTAAAGTTACGAGCATTCCCACTTGTGTCTGGCCAAGTATTACCTGATACATAGTTTGCCATGTCAAGTAAATATGTTACATTTCCTGTAACCAAACTTGATGTGTTTGTATTTAAAGAAATCACATTATTATTCATCATCATCATTGCAGACAACATTAGAACACTCCAGTACCGTTAATATACCATGTGTTTGCGGCAGTCATGATTAATGTGGCCATGCCGTATGTTGTAACATTTCGTGATGCACTTGTTGTATTACCAGCAAGATACATCGTAACGCCAGTATTTGGTGTTACTGTTACGTTTGAACTTGTATGAGAAATAATAGTAATTGTTGTACCGTTGGCATATGTTGTATTTGATGTCCAAGGAATATACAAATTTACGGCAGAACCGTTTGTATAATATAAATGTTTACCTGCATCTGTATTTGCCAAAGTGTAGTTTGCTGACTGAGCATTTTGTGGAACAATCGTTGCCGCAGTATTTGCTTGTGTAAAAGCAGAATTGATTGTATTATAAACTGCACTAGAAAAAGCAGTAGATTGAACTGTACTATCAGCAAAAGTAATTGTACCTGGTAATTGTAAACTACCAGTTGCTCTCATAAAGAAATTTTGACCATTAGTGGTAAATTCAAAATCAGAAGCGTTTACACTTGTTAATACTGAGTTAGTAATATAGATGGCACCATTAACTGTATTTGCTCGATTGAATGCCGTTAATGCTAAAGAATTAGCAGAATTCGAAGCATTGTATGCTGCTTGTGCCAAATTTGCAGATGTATTTGCTTGATTAAATGCTGCAGCAATATTGGCAGTTTGAATCTGGTCAATTGTATTCTGCCAAGCATCAATAGCAAACAACAAAGCAATATTAGAATTTTGTGTGGTGTTTACACCAGACAAATAAATGGTATTTGCTGAAGATAAATTTGCAGTATTAGCCGCATATTGTGTTAAATAAAATTCTGTATTAGCTAAATTGTTTATAGTTTGAACTTGATTGACAACATAAGTTTCTGTTGCTAAGCGAGTACCACCATATGTAACGCCATCATGTACTGTAACAGTATGATTGGTTTCATCAATAATTAATTCACCATCCGCCCCCGCTGTGTTTGCAACAACGGTGTTGGCATATCGTTTGAACTGTAATATTGTTGGCATTTTTTACTCTTTACAATAAGTCTATGTATTTGTTTTCTGTGGTCAAATCAATATCGTATGATGTATTTGTTGGAATAACCACGTTGGCAGAATTGGCAATTGGTTCAGAAATAACTGTTGTGTATGTGTAAGCAGAATTAGCATTTGCATCAGTAGGATTAGGCACAACAACAATTTCAGCATACTTCAATGGTTGTACCTGATACGATGTGAATGTATAATTTGCATTAGTTACTGAACCGATAATAGGTTGATTAGATACAAAATTACCATTAATATTGGTCAACTGTAATGTGTTATTATTATAATAAACTACTTTAGCAGATGCAGTAGATAATGGTAAAGAATAACCTTGATATACGGTTTCACCAATTTGATATGTTCCTATACCAGATGTACTCATATTAAATTGAATTGTATCCGCACTAGTTATTTCATTGAAAATATTAGTGATAGAAGTTTTAATCAAACCAGTAGAAGATACGGCACCAAAAATAAATCCTTTGACCGTAAAGTTTAATGTCCAAATAATCATACGAGGATCAGTATCTCTTGGTCCTTCATATGTCACTTCTGATGTAGTTGAATTTAATACAATCGGTACTTCTTTAATAATACCCATTTCAGGTATTAAATTTAATTTGATAGTATAATCAGGTGTAAAGTATGGTAATATATGTTCAATAATTTGGGTTCCATCTTCAATGTTACGAACATAAATGTAAAGATTAAAATCAAAATTGTAAGGCACAGGATTATACTGAGACACAACACCTGCACTAGTTTGAGCAAACTGTCTAATATTAGTATTTTGTTTTCTTGTGGCATCGTAGGTTAGTCCGTTCATTTCAAACGACATACGAGGTAAAGTCATCTGAACTTTTTTGTCTAAGTTAGGATCACCTTCAATACGTTGCACATATAATTCTTTTGCAGCATAAGCAATAGGTACAACAAAACGTTGTGCTTCTGAATTATCTGGATTGTAACGCACCAAAGTAATCTCATCAAATAGGTTACCAAAACCTACAACAAGTTTACGAATGATACGATTATAAAATGTATTTGCCATTATATGCTACCGAAAGGATTTGTTTCAGAAAAATCTATAATAGAATTTGCTGAAGATTGAATGTACTCATTATCGTATTGTTCTTTTTTAGCCGGAGAATTCAATGGATCAAAATTGGCCAAAGCGTATACTGCATTACTTGAAGCGCCGTAGATGTATACGGCAGGTTCAAATTCACCAGCAATATTGGTGACTGATAGAATACCTGTTGATGGTAACCAAGAAGAAACATAAGCAACTGTGGTAGCATTTGACTGTGTTGTGTCTGATGATTGATACACCAATTCGCCTTTGCTGTAATTGACACCGTTGCCACCTAAAAGTGGTGCAGTAAATGCCGTGACTGTTCCTGAGATTGTATTTGATGTTTGAATACGATACAAAGAACCGGCAACTGTTACTGAAGTAACTGGTTGAGTAATTGTGTTTGAGCCAATCACATAAGAATAAGAATCGCCTACTTGTAAACTGTTCAACAAAGAAACCAGTTTTGGACTTGTCGTATTGATATTAATAAATCCAGCATTGTAAATGGCGGATGACCAAGAATTGGCACTATATGTGGTTAACAAACGAGTATCAATATTCAAGTGTAATGTGTAAGCAGAGTCCGTAACAATGGCATCAATATCTGCCACACCAGATTGAATAATTTCTTGTGAGTATTTGAATTTCTCTAATTCTAATTCATAGAAATATGGTACTTGGCGACCCAACATGAAGAAGTCTTTTGTTTGATTTGTGAATTTAATTTCAAACAACTCACCTGTGCCATTTAAAAATGGAACATAAATCAAATCACCTTCTCGTGGTCTGGTAAAAGTATTTTGTGGTACTCTTAATGAAAAAGAACGCTTAGAGAGAATGACTTGAACATTGTTTTTAATTTCAAGACCAAACTTGGAAAAGAATTCTTTTTCACCCAAATATTCCATAGAATTAGAAAGATACATTTCCAATGGAAAAGCATCTTTGAATTTTTTAACTGGATCTTCACCGTATAGAAGGTCTCTTGCCGAATCATTATCATTAGGCAAATAATATGCCTGAAAACCCATTACCTTAATTGATTCAACAATTAAGTCCTCGATTACTCTCTGTTCAGCAATTGAACCATAGTTATTAAAGTAAGGATTGGTGAGCATATTAATTGAGGAACCACTCTAATGGCGCACCATAATTCATTTCCATTTCTTTCTCTAATCGCTCAATTTCAGCACAAGCTTCATTATAAAGAGTTTTGCCATCTAGTGTAACACCACCTGGTAATTGTAAACCGGCAAATTTAGAAAGGTTATTACCCCATGTTCTCTTAATCAAAGCGGTAGCATACTCTTTTAACCAACGGTCATTCCATACCAAAGTATAGAAGTCTGGATTAATTACCGCATATGCCTCGGCTACCACTACCTGACCTACTGGTGCCTCATAGTTGCCCCATGCCCAATCAATATACAGTCTTTGCATATGTCTTTGGAAGCGAATAGGAACTTCTCCAGTAAACTGAATCTCCAGAGAACGTAAGTGTTGTTGTGTGAGGTTATAGTTGATGTACGATGCGGAGGTGAAGTCGTACAATTCGTTTAAGCGTAACTGATAACGCAGGTCGAACATATTGATAGTTGCCTGTGAATCGGTAAGTGGGAAAATACGAGTAATACCAGCCAATTCAATGGCATTACCATCTTGGTCTACCGCTTGGGTGGCATCCAAATACTGGTTATTGATATCGGTTTGTGTGATATAATGAATCCAGTAAACCTTTTGTAGACCATCAAAATGGTAATCTTGCCAATACTGTAACGCATCATCGATACGGTCAGATATCTGGTCTTGGTCTACGTTGATTTCGATTACTGGAGCGCCTAGTCTACGAAGGCAATAGCTTGTAAAGTCTGCTCGGTTTTTTATTGTTGCCATCAATTTCTCCTATGATGGACTATTTATGTTAGGCGGTATTCGCTTTAGGATATTTTGCTCTGACCTCATCGCATTTTGCAACATATTGTTCCATTTTGGTATTATCGCCTTTTTGAGCCCAATAATACGCATCTGCAAATTCTGCCAAACTTGGATATTCTGATTGTCTGTCACGCTGATATTGTTTTCCGGTAAAAATATCATGGAGTTCAGTTGCTCTTTGCCAAATGGCTTCTTCTGTTGGTAATTCGTGGTCGCTATGAACAGCAACTTGACTATAATCGAAATGGCCATCTTCACTGCGAGCATGAATTTGTATTCCTGGAGCCAAATCTTCCAGAGCTTTAATACAAAAATAAAAGGTGTCGTGGCTTCTATCCATTATGCAGTAATCTCCAAAACTAGTAATGTGCTTCTTGATGTGTTTGTATTATAAAGACCATCGGTGGCCATAGGCCTATTAGTATAAAATCCTGCAGAATTTTCACAACTACATCTTACTCTATATCCTACTGTTCCGCTAGTATTTGGTTGGTCTAAAAAAACTGCTGTGTATTGAACGGTTTGTTTATTTTCCATAACACTAGAACGAACTACTGAAAAGTCTCCAAATGATCCTTGAAATCCTGCACTATCTGCAGTCGATCCTCTTAAAGAATCCGGTTCTTGCCATGAACCACTTGTATACCTTTGCAATACGGCAGCTGAGTCATCGTCTCCGGCACCATTAACTGTTGCAATAACTAAAAAATAATTTCCTTGAACTTTTGGTGTAAATGTAGTATCCAACCAAGTAAATCCGGTTTGACTAGTTGTATAATTGTGTCCATTATCATTACTAAAATAAGCAGCTACAACAGGTTTTGCATTTAATTGAGATGGAGTTATAAGTCCAGATAACGCTGAAGCATTAACTGAAGCAATTTGAGAAGCCGTTAAAGTTCCAGCTAAAGCAGAAGCATTAACGGATGCAATTTGAGAAGCAGTTAAAGTTCCAATTTGTGCAGCACTCAAAGTACCGCTTACTTGAGATGCTGGAACATTCAAGTTTGTAATTGTTTGTGCTGAACCGTCAAATATTAATGGCATTTATTGTCCTGTTATATTTTCTTGTTGTGCAGCTTGTAAAGCATCCAAATTTTTTTGATATGCAGATTTAATATCCACATTTAAAACAATTTCTTCATGTGTTGTACCAGCAATAGGTTGGCCTGCGGCTAGTTGTTCTTGTACATGGTTATTAACAATTTCTTGCATAGCAATTCTGCAACGCTCATGTACCACATTATCAATCCAATCTTGTGCGGATAAAGCAACCGTATGAATTGCTTTATCTTCTGCTTCTGTTAATGTTACTGTATATGTTGCCATTTTATTTCCTTAATTATCCTATAAAAAATCCAGAAAATCCGCCTTGTCCGCTTGAATTAAATGCTTGAGTAGACGTTGAATTGGCATATATTGAACAATAATCTCCTGCATTCATGTATACAACACAAGATGCTGTGGTCCAATATGCTGCAGTACCATTTGATTCTGACCTTATTTTTCTTACTCCGTTGATGTTAATATCAGCATCAATTCCCGAACTTGCATTTAATCCTGAAGTAACGGTAAAAAAATATTTACCTGCAACAGGAGCTGTAAATCTTCCGGTTGATAGATTAAAACAATTACCAATATTATAATCTGTACTGTCCCAACTAGTCACTTCATGGTTGCTTGAACCAGAATCACTATTTTTTCTGGCCATAAATCCTGGTTGATTTGGTACCGCCATATAGCCAGAAGAATTAATACTCATCCATTGTGTTCCACTAACACTTCTAAAATAGTGTGATGCAGAATCGTAATAATTTCCTGTAATAGCAGGACCTGAAGCAAATTGTAAATATGGAGAACCATTATTATCTTTTAATGCTATAATACTATATGAGTTTCCTGTGCCAGTAGATAAATCATATCGTGCGGTTGCAGAACTACCAACAGTACCATTAACTACTTTAAAAATAGTATCATAATTTTGATTTTTTCTAGCAACAACAAAACCTCCATCTCCGGATGGTGAAGTTGTTCCAAATCCCACATTTTGTGAACCATCAACATACATCGCATTAACGCTATTTGTTTGAACGGTCAAAGTTCCTGTTGCATCAACAGTACTGAGTAATCCAGAAGGTACAGAATTTAGTGTGGTCATGTGTTAGCTGCCGGTTCTGGTGTGTTACCCTCGCTAACCCATTTTAGGTAGGCTTGGTAGTCTGTGTTTGCGGGGTCAGTAGTTGGAATAAATGCCTTATCAGCAATTCTTTCAATACAGTTTAAAGGTGTGTTATCTACAAGTGAATTAACTAATTTATAC